CAACGGCTGATAAGACAGATACCACTTGATATTTCCAGTTTGTGTAGCTGAAGCAAAAAATTTAATAGTTCCAATATCCAGAATAAATTCTGTCTCTTCTACTGTTACTGGATCAACAATCTTATACCCAAGACCAGTAGAAGGTGTGAACACACTAGTAGCACCTACATTCTGATATATAGTCCCTACTGCATCAGCATCTATCGCCACTAAAGCAGCATTTAATTCTACCGTAGCTGCTGGAGATACAGTTGTGTGTCGCAGTCTTGCATTAGCAGCACCACCAATAATAGTGGTTACAAGCCCTACAATTTTGCACCTAATAGGACCACCAGTGATAGTGAAAAGATCATCAGTAGTGTTATTAGGAACACTCCCATCAGATTTCTCGACGCATCTCCAACTCTGCATAATGCCCTGCTTGGCATATGCTACTAGAGACTTAGTTGTGCCTACCGGAGCAGCAGCATCAACCTTACTACCGATAATATCTTTCAAAAGAACATTAGCAGTTCCGTCAGTTGTCCCTCTCCTAAGATATGATAAAAGATTCATAATCCCTCCCAAAAGTTTTAAGAGTTAAATACTATTAAGCAACACCATCAATAATAGTTCTCCACTTTCTACCATCAGAATACAGAAGTATATAGTCATCATCTGCATCCATATCACCGTTGGTAGCAAACTCAGCCCCAGTCTCTTTCTCATACAGAGAAATATCACCAGCAGTTGCACCAGTAGGAGCACACACATAGTAAAACTTCCCAGCAGCTTCAGCCAAACTTGGAAGCGTTAAAATCGCTGCATCATCAGCCTGGTCAGAATAAGCTATAATATTCTGATCTGAAGGTTTCATCTGATATGTAAGCATTGTTGCAGAAAAGTTCAAAACCAGTGTATTCCCACCCTTCACTTCCCCGTTGATTCTATCTTGTCTATCCATAAACAAATCCTCCTTAAATTCCTAAAGTATCATAAATATCTTTCTGAACAGAATCCATTTCCTGCCCAGATATTCTGCTCGCCTTCTTAGACGAACCGGAAGGAAACTCAGGATTTCTTTTCCTTCCACTACCATTACCACCCTTACCATCACCAGAGGGTTTCACCTTTCTAATACCCAACATCTCTCTGGTCCTGTCAGCTGCTTTTGACATCAAGCTGATGGGATCTAACTTCGGATCCTCAGCATACAGGTTAGCAGCTACCACAGATACCGTCTTCCTTAACGGAACCAGATCCTCATTTTCCTCATAAAACTTACTAGTCAGCTCTTTAATATTAAGATGCTGTATCGTCTGCTGACCAATAATCTCAGGCAACATAGACATGATCTCTTTTCTGGTAGCGTCCTTAGTAGCAGAGATAACTTTGCCTATTACCTGATTAAAGAGTTTCTTATCACTCACCACTTCATCAATATCAAGATCACCAATGACATCTACGAGAGCATCAGCAATAGCTTCTTTCTTCTCAGCATCTCCTGGTTTCTCATCCTTAGTCTCCTCAGACTTAAAAACCTGAGGCCTGACCATAATGCTCTCAGATAGCTTCTCTACCCTCTCCAGCAGAAGTCTATTCTGCTCCTTAAGAATATCAAGCTCTGAAGGCTCACCACTGGCAGCGATCTTATCCTCAACTCCATCAGCCTTTTCATCCTCAGAACCTTTATCCTCTTTATCCCCTTCACTCTTATCATCTCCACTATCGGCACCATCAGTACCTTCATCCTCTTTCTTCTCATCTGCATTATCGTCAGATTCATCCTTCTTATTTTCCCCACCAGCACTCTCAAACCCAAAGACATCATCTATCTGTTCCTGCTGATTTTCACCCTCAAGATCTTTATCCTCTTCACTCATCTTCGTTCTCCTTTTCTACCTTCTCATTATCTCTTTCTGCTTCTTCTAACTGTAAATCCGGCCACATCATAAGATCGACAAGAACTTCTGCCCGACCCTGACTTCTACCAATAGCCATCAATTCAGTTTCCTTAACCATAGTCTCTAAAACATTCTTCCTCATCACTTCCATCTCAGCTTTAAAGACTTTCCACACAGAGTTGCTTTTGAAATCTTCTATTTCTTTTATACTTATCATACCATCCTCTCATTTACAGCTTGATCAAAAGGAATAATATTCCCAGCTTGAGCCTGCTCTTGCACCTGCTCATCTGGCATAGCCTGCACTTGCGTCTGCGTTTCAAATTCCTCTACATTCTTTGCACCAGAGTTCCTGGCTATGTGCTTAAAGATTCTCACTATGTCAAACTTCTGCTGCAAGCTAGGATGTTCCGCCAGCACCTGAAACATTTGCATCCAAACTTGTGAGAAGTTGCTACCAGGAACGCTTCCATCCCTCATCTTTATATCATAATTGATAAGGATATCAAAGGGAGAAACCTTCATCCTATCCTTCACCACCTTATCTCCATACTCAGCCATTAATGTCTTCTGCCACCGACCAGTAGTGGTCACATACAGCTCTTCATCCATAAGCTGCTGAGTATGAGAGGCGAACATATAAGCGATGTCTTGGAGTGCCTGTAATCCTATCACTCTACCCAGTCTCTCAAGTCTGGAAACCGCACCTGCTCGTGTCCCCTCAAACTCAGCACCAGTTAACCTTTCAGGTCCTCCCTGTCTCAGCGCCCCCATAGCTGAGTCATCTGCAGCCCCTATCTTCTGCATCCATTGTACTATCCATGAGGAGTCCTGAATGTGTCCCCTAGTTACATCATTCACAGCAAGCTGTGTTACTGCATCCTTCGTACCCTTGCCCCACGCAGGACGACGAAGCCGAATAAGACCACCTTCTTCTCTCTTTTCTACATCTTTCACATTGACAAGATAGGGATCGACAATAAGGAGATCATTTATATTCTTCCTCACATTACTGATATGAGTATTAAACAACCAGTCCAATATCCCTTGCATACCATTAAGAATCTCTATCCGTGAGACTGGAGTGCTAGAATACCCATCAAAATCTGCAGCGGACACTACCATGGGAAACAAGTCATGGTCGAGATCCAGAGGCTTAGCCTTAATAATCACCTCATCGGCACTAAGAGTGAAAGACCACTTCTCAGGATACTCCCTCTTGCCAAGCTTCCACTCTGCTGGTATAAGCTTAACCACCATGTTGATGTTGTCGACTCTATTGGTCACAGTACTGTCATACTCCTTACCACCCCCACTTCCAAACTTCTTCTCCCTATCACTCTTATCCATCAAAAATACAGATCTACGATTGTTAAGCTTGTTGAGATACTTGACATTAAAGATTATTCCATCATTTCTCTCTTTCGTCAACAGATCCAAATAATTCGTCTGCTCAAGCCACCCAAAGAACTCTCCCTTCTGGTGATCATGAATAGCTACATTAGGGTCAGGAAGACAGAGATAAGGGTCAATATTGTTCAACTCATTACCTTCAAACAAGATAGCTTCCTCAAAGCTCTTCTTAAATCCTCTAAGATTTCCAAAGAAACCTCTGTCTTCCTGTCTTACCGTTTTCCATCCCCTAGACACTCTCCATCCAGGAGCACCGACACCGAAACCATAGGCAAGATTATCTCTGAAAAGCGTGTGAAGATTGAGAGCCACCTTAGTCTTGTTGCAGTGAAGGTCTATCACCTTCTCCATCATGATAGCACCAATAGTATCCTCTGGGCTCACACCCTCGTACCGGAATATAGGATCTTGAAAGAAAGCTGCTACTAGGTAGCTCAAAAGGGTTTCCATAATGGCATATGAGTACGGGAAGACTATAGATGCTGGTTTCCTAGAATCCTTACTTTTCCTATATTCCTCTTTATCATCAAGATTTATATATGCAGTAAGTGTCCTGTCTATCTCATTCCAGTCACCATATCTACGGGACATGACTCTATGTGAGGCCAGAGCTCTCTGCCTGATCTTGTCCACCAAACTGTTATGCAGATCACTTCCAGGCTTCAGATCCAGATCATCTGGATACTCATAGTCATAACTCACATTAGTGAAGTCTGTTTTCCTACTGTTAAAATCTGACCCATAATCAATGTAAGGCATCTTTGTCTCCCTTATGCACAGTATCTATATTCCTCAACAGGATCGTCATTTAGAAGCTCACTATAATCCTCATCAGCAAGTTCCTCTTCTGGTGGTTCAAAGTACTCATTTTCCAGTTCCATGATCTCTACTATATACGCTACAGCATCCATGACGTCCCATAACCGGCTCCTTGGGAATGCCATAAGCTGGCCCTCCAACTTCATACAGCAAGAAGGATTGTGGTATACGAAGCCTTGGCGATAGTATGGAACCAGAGCAGCAATTCGGTCTTCTTTCTTCCCCCTAGCTTTCAGCTCTAACAACCTCGCATGACAGTTGTTCTTTCTCATCTGATTCTTCATTGGTTGAAGGATGAATTCATTCAAGGAGGTTACCTCCGGTGCCAGGATAAAGGCCCCTAACCTTGCCACCATGTTGATGGACAGGTCGTAAAGTTCATCAGGATATAACTTCTCAGAGATCACATCCCGAATATATATCTTCCTGGTTTCCCTATCTACACTCACACCAACTATGGCAGAGTCTGCAGAATGTAACTTCACTGTCTTTGCAGGATCTATAATCACTACCGTCTTCAGCTGATCCCTCTTACCCTCAACACTTTTCACCAACTCTGGTTCGCTGTAGTTCTTGAAGTATTCCTGTCTAAATGTCGCATCTTCGGTGGATATAGGTATGTTCCTATATTCCCGATAGAATAAATCCAGCTGACTGGGAACCTTGTTCTTATGACTCTCATACAAGTGCCTAACCTCGTCATCAGTCATAAAGTCCGGCCAGTTGGATTTCAGGTTATCATCACACAATGAGAGCCACACAGCATGCCAATCTGGATCCTCGAGGAGATTCACTAACAATGCATCCTGGTGCAGCACAGTACCAACCACCACTATCTTCCAATCTTTAGATCCACGATCCACAGAGTTACAAACATCAGAGAAGAACCACTGCTTGATCTTTGCTCTCTGCTCTTCACTCTCAACGCTTTCAGCGTCCTCGAGGTCGTCACAGATAATAAGATCTGGACGGTACCTGTCATATAAGATACCTCTCACCTGCTGACCTGCACCTCTTGGCATTACCATAGTGCCACTCGCAGTTATCCATTGCTCAGCAGAGAACTTCTCACTCTTCATAGGGCCGAAGAGCCTCTGGATATCCAGATTATTCATCAACTCCCGCTTCAGGTTTTCACCCTGCATGACAGCATTAGTGGCGGTGCACGAGATGGGGACTATGAATTTCTTTTCCCGAAAGAGTATCTTCTTAGCTGGATATGCTATAGTATCAATCGTTGTCTTACCGAAACCACGAGGAGCAGCGATGACCACCTTTTGAATCTTATCATCATCCAGAACCTTAAATATCTCATCATGGAGAGTAGAGAAGTTCCTGTGAAACCTATCTGGGAACAGTACCTTTGCTGAGGTCTTTGTACTCAGATAACATTTCTCAAGGACATTGTCTATTTCTGGAGTTCTCTCCATTCTCTCCCTCTTTGGTGATTTTTACACCATAGCGTGCATATTTCTCTTATTCTTCTCTATAGCTACATAGATTAAAAGATCAGTTACATCCCTTTCCTTCTTGGCATAATGAAAGAATGACTTTCCAAATACCCTGACGGCCAGATAGTAGGTAAGAGCTACTGATAACTTCCAAGGATTCCAACCAGCATCTTTTCTCATCTCAGTGTAGAACTGTCTATCCGCCTTCAGCCGGTCTTCCTCTCTATATCCCAACCAATAGTTGAAATCATGATGATCACAGGAGGCATGGCAGAAGAACTCCGGTACTGGCACCCATCCACCCTTAGGGCCACAGCCGTTGCAGATGATAGCCTTTTGCTCCTCAGTAAGATCCCTGTATCTTATCATCCTTTCCTTCTCTCCTCATTACCTCTCCTCTGATACCTTGGAGAACTGGTCAGATACAGGTATGCACCCTTAGCAGCACCAATGGCAGCAACGGTGGCTAGAGCTGCCCTACCATCCTCAGTATTGATAGCCTCTGGAGCTACAACAGAACCAGTGGTTCCGGCAATCGCACCAGACAGCACTGCTACTCCAAAACCCTTAAGCCACACAGCTAAATCTTTCATTTCTTCACCCACCTTATTTTCATAATCTGTTCTGTTAGCCAGTCAATAGTCTTCGGCATCAAGAATAGAAACCCAACTCCTGTAACAAGTACAGTTGCTATTGCTCCTATGAAGTCCCACATTATCCTATCCTTTCAAAGTGAGGGCCGTCTTGAAAGCTCTGGTCATTGAGATCAGTATCACCATCCCAATCTTTACCCCACCTAAGTTTGATACCCATCTTCAAAGCTATTGCCATTACGAATCCAGCGAAGTAACAGATCCTATTGATGTCTTTCCAGTTAACCGGATATGGTACAGTATCAACTGCATCTGAGGGTATCTTATTATGCTTCCCATTAGGCCACATAACCTCAGATTTACCCTCGTTATAAGCTTTATTCTGCGCTACCATCCCTCTGTGGCCTTCCAGTATAGTACAGTCAAAATACTTAATGACTTCATTCATCACCAGTTGTATATCTGGATGACAAGTTGCGAGTCTACTTTTTGAAGCATCAGAAAATGTAGGCATCTTATCCTCTTTTCCCCCAGAAGCCCATGGACAACAAGGCAAGAAGTCCGCCTGTGATACCTGTAACCACTACCACAAGAATGATTGATCCTATCTTCTCTGACAACCTCTTGAACTTAACAATAAAAGGAATCACTTCATACATATCATCTCTTTTAATCGACGAAAACCTACAGTAATGATCACTCAATGACTTTGAAATACCTGATACAATTAACTTAATATCATCCTCATGAAGTCTATTATGTCTCCGCTCTTCTCCATTTCCTTCACACATTTCAGATTCCCTCATTAGTTATTCTTCCTCAACGACAATATAAGCATCTTGCTCATACTTCTCCCCAGACGAAGATACTATCTTGCAGGTAATCTTATATCTCTGAGCAGTTCCAGCTTTTACCCAAACATTGACGTTAGAACCAGAAATCACCTGGGAACCCACAGTTGTGAGTGTACTGGTTGCATCAGCTCCAAGAGCATCTACCACCGTTACAGTAGCAGAAGTTATAGTATCATCTCCCAGAACGTTCTTGAAGTTAAAGGAGATATAATACTCTTCATATGATTGTTTAGGGCTAAAGTACTTTATAGTCATATCCTGCTCTCCAAAGAGATATTTTTAGTATTACCATCTGCATAGATTATCTTATTATAAGAATCCTTTATCACACTCTTAACCTTCTTATCAGTATATAATGTAAAGTTCTCATTGACCTTAGAGAACATTAGTGGCACAAGGATAGCATTGAAGCTTGTGTAGTTTAATACCTGTCTTTGAAGTATGGCGTCAAAGCCAAGATAGGACTCTATCGTGGCAGCCAAGTAGGCATCAAAGCTGGTCATTATCTCTAATCCACCAGCAGCCAATAGGGCATCAAAGGACAATGTTGACTCTACTGCTTTTTGAAGTAAAGCATTGAAACTGGTGATGATAGCTATGAAATCTGGAGCTATGATAGCATCAAAGCTGGTCGAGCTCTCTATACCTTCCTTCTTCAACAAAGCATTGAAGCTAAGAGTCAGGGCTATTGCTTTTTGTAAAATAGCATTAAAGGTAGTGATCTCATCTAGATTACTTCTCTGCACCAGAGCATTGAAACTCGCAGCAGATGTAATATCTGGTTTTTGTAGAGATGCATTAAAGTTTGCATACCCAGATAGCTGCTTCATCAAAAGGGCATTGAGATTAGTGGATATTCCAATACCTGATTTTTGAACTAAAGCATTAAGATTCGTATACCCAGCAATGTTTGTCTTTTGAACCAGAGCATTGAAACTCGCTGTGTGAGTGATATCTATCTTTTGCAATAAGGCATTGAGAGAGGTAGAGATATTGTAACTAACAAATGCCATTTCCAGTATAGCATTAAAGCTTGTATATCCTGTGATGTCATTCTTCTGCACCAAAGCATTCAAACTGGTTGCACTGGTCACACCCTCTTTCTTCAAAAGAGCATTAAGATTTGCGTATAAGGTATTAACACTAGCAAGAAGAGCATTGAAGTTTGCATATGCTGTAATGTCTGATTTTTGAATTAGGGCATTGAAATTCGCTGATGCCGTTATAGCTGTCTTTTGCAGGAGGGCGTTGAGATTTGCACTAGTAGTATAAGTTGTTGGTGCTGCAGTTGTGACTGTAATATATGAGCCGGTTTCAATAGCTACAACAGCAGTGGATGTTACATTATAGAGTTGAAATTCATAAGTGGTTCCATCAGCTGCGTCAGCAAAGGAGATACCGAATTGAAGCTCAGAATAGTAATCAGAGCCGAGATTGATTGAATCGCCTAACCCGTCCTCAATCTCCTGCCCGTCTTGCCAAGTCATATTGGCAACAGTGACTTTAGCCTCGCCGGATGTTACTGCGTTCGCGTTTGATAAGTCGGTATCAGCCGAATATTTCACTGCGCCCGTTGAGCCTAAATCAGCAAACGAACCGCCGGACACTTTCCATTGGAGCTTTAAAACACCTGCGATTGTATCTCTGCCGTCCATTCCTATGGCAACGCAGTAAATAACGGGATTGGCTTTATTCAGTCCGGTGATATTAGTATTATCAGAACTAATCTCATTCCGGCTTGAATCTAAAAGCGTAGTTCCCTTTGACTTTATATAATAGGTGGTCAATTATTTCTCTCCATCATACCGAACAGAACAGATATCCTTACCATCCTTCCATTTACCCTTAATCGGATCACCCTCTATGCAAGGCCAGGGCCTAACAGCACCAAGCTTGCATGGTCTCTTCTCCGGCCCATCCTCTCCAAGATGTACACAGGTTTTATTTTCATCTATAGGAACATGACCAGGGATGAGACCCATACAGCATTTCCCACACTCGTTACACCTAGTGGTCTTAATATGAAACTTCTTTTCCTGATACTCTTTGTATGCAACCAGCTCTGTTCCGGCCACCACATAGATATGCCTCTCATCACACCAGTCGGGGAGTTCGATTTCTATCTTCATAAATATAGCTCATAGTCTTCTGGGGTTATAAGTATGACTCCATCTGTGGATCTCACATAGAGCCTAAATCCTTCACAAACCACACAGTGAAGGTACTCTCTAGTCCCACCACCCATGCCTTGGATGAATCCTCTGCCAAATCGGTTCTTCATCTTCACACCGATAATGTCATGGGAAGGGAGGCCCACTGTGGATCTCAATGAGAATCGGACACAGCTAGAGAGGTCACCACCAATGGTGATTATCTCTCCATCTTCCTTCTCAGCTTCCCAAGTATATCTGTCTGGTACATTCATCTTTATATCTCATCATATGCAAGAGTGCAAGATTCGTTGGCCAGAGTTCCCTGAGTAGATGCGCTAGTGATCGTCATCTGGAACTCTATGATGTCACCAATGTAAGTATTGTCATCAGCAGGCACAAAGGGGCCGGCATCTGTACCATCACCATCTATGGGAGACCCAGAGGTCTTGGAGAAGAAATCAGTACCACCAGACATGGCTGTATCGTACTGAGAACCAAAGGTAGTCCCGATATTCTTATAACTCATCAGAATCTCAGCACTCCATCCCTTAGACCCGTCAGAGTACCAACGCAGATTGCCCACTTGTGTATTCGGAGGAGCTTCCATGTAGGCCCTGAGCTTCTTCGTATAGCTATAATCACTGCCGGCTCCCGGAATGACCATAGGGTTATTGGCATCTACTGTAGCATTATCTGCCATTTTAAATCTTACAGTGCCAGATGTCTTATCCGTCCCGGCATCTGCTCCTGACATTTCATGTATCTGTATTGTCGCTGCCATAAATATCTCCTTACATTATAGTATCATTGACAACTTCGGCCTCTACCACTTCACCATTCATCTTAGCCCTAGCCTTCAGAGCCTCTATCTCCTCAGCTGTATAGTATACATGCTCATTCTGGGTAGCCACTTTCTTAACAGCCCCGAAGCCTGCACGGTCAAGGAGGGACTCTGAGGTTCTTATCATGGCATTGACAGAGGGCTTCTTGTCATCAACAATAGCATCACCATTAATAACCTTCTTTAAAAGCTCAAGGGCCTTAGGAGCAACCTCCATGATGTCCCTAGAGATATCAACTGCTTTCACATCTCTGGCAGCCTTCATCAGAGAGAGCCTATCCTGCACCACCGGAGAGTTCTTGATATTGCTAACCTGAACCTCAGTAATGCCTAACTTCCGAGCAATATCTACATTCTTCATCCCAATGAGTAGAAGCCTAATCACCTCATGGTGCATTTCCCAGATCTCATTGACCTTCCAAGTTCTGGATCTCCTCTCTAACTCTCCCATTCTTCGGAGGTCCGGCCCTCGATCCTGTTGATAGTACTTCTCATTAATATTCTCTACTGCCAGCATAAATTCTCCTTTTATATTCTTCTAACCATTGATGCATATTATCATAAATACCAGTAGAAGTCAAGTCATTTGTTTGCACAAAAGCATCAGGCTGAGAATCGAATAGGGGCGCGGGTTAAGTGGTAAGGATACTCTGGTAATGATCTCTATGGAAGCCCGCTTTGGTGTATTTTGCACCATAGAGTATCATCAGTGCAGCTGATCACCATTAGAGAGCGTGGCCAGAGGAGATGATCTTAGCGACGAGAGTCGCACAAATTTGTGGGAGTGATAGAATATGATACGTTTCGGGTGAGTGTCAATGGAGGATTTTTGGCTACGAGTTTCCCCCTTTCGACTTTTCCATGAGAGGTCTAGAGCTTTTGAGGGCTAGTTTCGTTATGCCTAGTTATATGTAATTATGTAGAATAAAACTAGGAAAAAAACCAAATTTGACATTTTCTGGCATTGTGTCATAATGCAATCAACATCAAGACTTTCTTGGTGTCTGTATGTATCAAGCATACTTGCTCTAGTATATATCATAGCATAATAATCATAGGATTATTGTGAGTATTAACGGGTAAACTAACCACGCCTAGCCTAGACTAGGTCGGTGGCACAATGTTAATACTATAATACGGGTCTAGAAAGTTACTCTAGTCTAGTCTTAATAACTTGTAAAGGAGATTAGACATGAAGAAAATAGTAATAAATAACTTATCTGGACATAGTTTGCCTGCTGGGAAGTCATTCACTATAACTGTTACTCTAGACTTTGAGGATATGGACGCTGATGAAATGGCAGTATGTATGCTAAATGCGTCTAGCCCGAAAGTTAAAGTCAATAACAGACTGGGGACCTGGCCGGTTGCTAGACTTGAAGCCCTGAAGGGTAAGTATGAAGTCAAAGTGCGGGACTTGTATACTAGGGCTGAGAGGACATATAGACCACCCACAAAAGAAGAAGCCTTTGATACTCTGATTAATCTGTCAAAAGAAGAGTTTGTCGAGTATATGGTCGAACTTGGTATGGGCGAGGACAGGGCAATTCTGGCATATAACAAAAAACACGGTATTGTTTAACTAACCCGACTGACTAGAGTAACTCTTTAGACCCGTATGACTAGAGTCCTTCTTAGTGGGCATAATAACTAGGAAGGAGAAGGATATGGACAATATAGAATATAGAAAACTAATTATCTCAGATGCATTACTTATTATTGCAGTGAAAGAAGGTATAGAGAGGGATAAAATAGAAGCATGGTTAGATTACAATTATGGCGGAACATTAGAGATATCAATTATAGACTATTTTAGAAACAACTATTGCTAACAATCTTTGTGCCCACTAAAAAGGACTCTGAAACATTTTTGCATACTAGGCAAAAGTGTTGTTGACATCTATGATGTATTATGATATTGTATGTTTGTAATTATGTAATTCCGTAGCCTGTAATCAGCGTAGCCCTACCCCTCCCCCATGTCCCGCCCATGCATAGATGGGCATAGATATGGATGCTTCTTACTCTTTCTCTTAATATATAAAAAAATAAGTAGAAAGAAAGAAAAAGAAAGAAGTTTAGAG